ATAAAGCTCTTTTCCCCTCGGTTTATTTATTTAAATTTAACTTGTTTTCCTAATGATAGGAGTTTTGGTTGTTCAAATAGATTGAATAGACCAGTTGTATCGTCGAAATCTCCGAATGTGTATAAGTCAAAATCATCGGGGTGGTTGTAAAGCTGATTGTCAGCATCACTACGATTGATTTCATCAGAGAACGATCTAATGGCTACGCCAGTTGATGGTACGAACATAGGGCGGCCAAAAGCTTCAGCTGCACGGTCTTTTACGGAAGCGAGGATTAATTTCATTTTTTCCTTAAGTGAGGTTACGTTTTAATTTTTGAAGTTTTGCCTTAGTTACTTGTTCTTTTACGAATAGTCGTTCAGGTGTATTATCTTCGGAATTAAGTTTAGCAATATTTTCCCGCATGTAAAGTAATTCGTCATATTCATATGGATGGTCAATTTTGTACTGTTTATCATAGTATTTTGGTGGTTTGACCTTTTTTCCTCGAAGTATTACGTAGTCTTGCGGGTATATATCCGAAGTATATTTTTTATAAAAGTCACAGCCTATACCAGGCTTTAATGACATTTTATTGAACTCAGGTACGAGTTCTAAGTATTCCCCAGTTTCTGGGTTAATACGTTTGTAATGCGATTCCGCATTTTTTCCAGTTTGTTTTTTCATAATGTATCGAGCCACGTAGGCTGCGGACTCGAAAGTAACGTCTCCAACGGTGGAATGACCAAATGGCCAGAGAGTTTCAAGTTCTTGGGATCTATATAACATAGAACCAGAGGCAGTCCTTTTCCATAATTTTTTATCAGGAAAGTCGTATCCGAAGATACATGCATGGAAGTGTGGTCTCGCGTGGAGCTCACCATATTCTCCAGCCATGTAATAGCGGACTGTAAGTCCTCTGCTTGCGAGAGCTTTTCTAAGTCGTTTAAGGAAGAGTTGAAAGTCTTTGTAATCCAAAGAGCCATCGCTTGGGAGATGTGTATTGTCATATGTGAGAGTTATGAAAGAATTGTGAGTATGTAATTGGGATTCGTGCATGCACCGAATAGCCCATTGTCTAGAACGTTCAAGCCTGCAGCCAATACATTGGCCACAGGGTAGTTCTAATTGTCGAACAATGTCATGTTTTCTCGTTTCGTCAAAAACAATTGTTCTGTCAAAGCATTGAAATGCTTTGAGAGGGTGATAACAAGGCATGTGAGGTTGCCTGGGGCTTTATTAGAGCCTCCAGCCTCCGCGCATAGGCGAGTTACGCATATTCGCTGATTTTGTTTTATATGAATGCTTGCGAAAAGTCCTAGCGGATTTCCGTTTATTAACTGGTTTGCGACGCATCATTTTTTTAGTCCTTGTTTATCGTATTTTTGTGGTTTGGTGTCACCTAGCACAGTTACATCAAGTAGGTAACTGTGCTTCCTCGGTTTTGACAGGGTCAAAAACCTCGGTTTTTTGGACTACAAGTCCAAGTTTTTCGGCTTCGCCACGGTTTTCTGGGTTTTCCAGAAAATCGATAAGATTTGCAGGATCGTTCATAAAGCGATCTCTAATTTGGGCTGGCAAAGCACCAAATTGCTCATTAGCGTCAATTACGGCGTTAAGAGCAGAGTGGTAATCATATATACCACTAAAGTCGCCATATTGAGGCGTTAAAGGATTTTGAGGAATAAGTCCGGTTAAACCGAACTTTTCCATAATGTTATTAATATTGCATTCTTCTTTGAATTGCTGCTGAGCCAGGGAAGCATCCTCACAATGCAACCCTGACTCATTTGACGCAGCAATCGTGTCGTAGTTATACGGTGTACGTAAAAAAGGGGCTTTTTTAGTCATTTTCATTCCATTGGTGGTTGTGAAGAATTGTAGTTCGGTCTGTTCGGTTGTCCTCTATAGTTGTATGTTGGTTTACCGCGTATAGCGGAGGCAGCAGAACTGACCCCAGTACCAACATCCCGAACAATGGATCCGATTTTTTCACCAGTCTTAATTGCTGGTGAATTTTCATAGGTTTTTCCGATAGCAACAGCTTCGGGTTGTGTAGCTGCAGTATATGCAGCTTGTGCGCTACTTTGAGCAGATAACGCATTGTTGCGTTTAATTTGTGAAGCAACTTCATTTACAAATAATTTGTGTCCAGGTAATTGTGAACTTTCGTTGGCAGCCTTAACCAACTGAAGATTCATCGAGGCCCTATTGAGATCCTCTTGTGAGCCGGCCGCTGCCGCTTGCTCACGTTTCAACACGATATCAGCTTCCGCTAAATCGGTTTGATTTTTTGCTTCTACGCCGATTTTATATCCAGCTTGAGCAGATGTTGCAGCAGCGCCTAAAGCGCTTTGCATTTCCGCTTTCGCTCCAGCGGGGGTTGTTGCTCCCCCTTGTTGATAAGCAAGCATTGGGTTTAAACCCGCAGCTTGCAAGTCCGCTACCGCTCTTTGATAAGCAGTATTAGACATTTCACGTTGAAATGACTCTTGTATTTGCGCTTGTTGTGCGTTGGCCTTGTTAGTTTCTCGAGTTCCGAGATAACTAAACAAGCCACCCGCTGCGCCTCCGGCTATTGCGCCTAACATTAGAAATGATCGATTAAGCCAGGTACAGAGTACATTGGCATTGGTCGAGCCATTTTGACATCAAAGAATGAGTCAAATAAGAATTGTTGGCCGTTAGCTGCAGCTCCCACGGCTACTACACGCTCCACTGGAGGAGTGTCTTGAATAAAAGTCGAATTCAAGGTAGGCGCTGATGTAAAGTTTTGAGCTAAATGCCAGCCATCGATAGTGCCTGCAGATGTTGATTTAAACAAACCTGTAATTTTAGAAGGTTTGTATCGGTATTCTGCCCAACGTTCTTGGTAGCCGAATACGGTTTGATCGGCGGTTGTATCGCCTGTTGCATAGATTTCTTGTTGCAATACAGCTTGCTCTCCTAAAGTAGCAAAAGCTGGGAAATAGAAATCATAGCGTGTAGATCTAGACCACATACGGTCTAGTCCTTGTTGATATGTAAGATCGGCACGTACAGATACGAGACCGATGATTACGCCATGCTCAGTAAACGATTGAGTAAATCCATGGTTATGAGCCAAGGCAGTACCCATAGCACCAAGGTTGCCCAGAGGGGTAGTTGCTCCAGTTTGTCCAGTAGCCGATGTTTGAGCAATCGGATTAACGTTAATAGGGGTCGATCCGCCCCCGAGATATTCTGGACGTTGTAAACGAGCATCAGGAGAGATAACGCCAAAGTGAGAACGAACAATTTCAGTATAGCGTGTACCGCCTCGAGCGTCTCTTTCGAGAAGCTTCTGAATTTGGAAAGATTGGCGAAGTTGATTAATGGTAGCCGCAGTTGCAGTAGTGAGATCAGCATAAAGTCTTCCTTGAATATCGCCTTCAGCGATGTCGGTTGTATTACCATAAGTACCATTAGTGGCGATCTTTTTCCAAGATCCGCCTGTGTTTTGTATCGCTACATCATATGAACCACTTGCGTTTGATGAGCGAATTGGGGCTGAAGTCCCCAAAGGTAAGGTGACACTCGCACCTTTCTGCGGCCAAGGCAGCGCAGATGTAAAGTAGTCGTGGCGTTTGCCGCGACGTTTCAAGACGTAGTCAGAAAATGTATCAGGACCATCGTCCTTATCTACTACTACGCTTGTTTGTAAGTTTTCATCTCGGAACCATTCGTTCCAAATGAGATTGTATGCACGTGGCCAGAATGCACAGTGCGTTACTGTACGACCAGTATCTACTTGGCCTACAGTTGGTAAGCCCATGTAGTCCTGAAGGCTGCCTACGGCATAGCCATCAGTTGGGCTTGTTTGTGTTGGCACAATATAAGAGATAGAGTCTGTTGGATTCTCTTGCTGTCCCATAAATTTTTGCCAGTTATTCCATATAAGGCGATTTGGGACAAAGAAGAAGAATGAATCCATAATCATGTTGTCCATGATTGGATATAGTGGCGTTGCTAGACGGGCAAATGCCGTCATTTTTAAGTTGAAAGTATCGCCTGGCAATACTTCGTCAACATATACAGGAATTAAGTAGCCCGAATCGAAGGTAGTTTTATGAGTTTTTTGGCAGTCGAATTTGCTGCGCGGTATATCTGCCCTGGGAATCATTGAGAACTTGTGAGTATCTACTGAGCGATTGCGGTGCATGTTTTTCCTTGGTAGTTTTCCGGGGGAAAAATAAAGCTCTTTTCCCCTCGGTTTATTTATTTAAATTTAACTTGTTTTCCTAATGATAGGAGTTTTGGTTGTTCAAATAGATTGAATAGACCAGTTGTATCGTCGAAATCTCCGAATGTGT